CGGTTCCGTGGATAACACTTGAAGTGTGGTCTCTCGAACACACTTAATTGAATATCCATAAGATGCTTGATGTTGATTTGAGAGAAAGATGACACTCAATGCCTTGAGAGCATTGCCAACCGAAAAGAACCAATCAATCACGAATGAAAACCTGAGAAGTTCCCAGGCCGTCACAAGTGGATTGAATGAGAATTTCGGAACAGTGACCTTAGCTACCGCAGTCGCCCGCACAGATACCGTATAGGTATCTATGAAGTTGATTGCAGCAGTAAGACCTTCATCCATGCTTCCTACTGTGCTTAATTCGACAAAAGTATCGATTTCTCGACTTTGTCCTTTAGCAAAGGGAGAAGCAGCCTTTACATGCCGGAGCGCCCTATCTAGACCTTCAAGGTCTCGGATAAGAACGCGCCAGCCGTAACGGCCCTCCAACCAGAGATCCCACGGTTGCCCTGCAGGTTTTAAACGCATGAGTCGGATAAGCTTTTGGCCTAAACCGGCAAACATGTTTATACACTGTTTGAGCTCCGCGAGGAACGTCAGCGCGTCGAAAGAATCGTACACGCTGGCGGCAGCGGCCTGAACATGCTTCTGAAAGTCTATGTCTAGACTATTCAGTTTGGCAGATAAGGCAGCAGAGGAAACTACCATATAGTCTACAGGGACCCCAATCTCGTCCGGAACAGCATAAATATGCTGCCCGGCCGGGTTATGGACACTGTAGGTCTGACGCCCAGTTCCATTACAAATGTACTGGACGAAAGGCGTATGTGGTAGAACCGTTTTTCGCTCTCTGAGGAGACGATGAAACTGAGGTATGTTGTGGCCCTGGGTATCGCCTTTATCAACGGAAGACAGGAAAGAACCTGTCCCCAGAGATATCGTTGAACCCAAATAAGTTCGTTTGAACTCATGCGGCAACCACACACTCTCATCGTACGTTTTACGGTGAAATGTCATCTTAGCACCACGAGTAAACCGACAGATCCGCATCTGCCGATCATCGGGAGGTCCAAAACGGAAGAGAGGTATTTAGCCTCTCATAGAGGCCCCATTACGGGGCC